TGCGAAATACTGTACTCTGGACAATCAGTGTGTATAGAGCGCATGAATGTTGTTAAAGCTAGATTGTTGGGTACGTCTGACGTGTTGCAGCCCGACGAAATCGTTGATGACAAATTAAAATATGTCACTCCAGGTCGTACTGAGGACATCAAACAAGCTTACGTTGAAGGTTTTGACACACGAGTCAGTACATACTATAAGTATAATAAGTGTCAAACAAGAGCAGGAGATTGTGGCATGCTCCTTATGCATCAAGACCCGCGAACACCAGGTAAAATACTTGGGATGCACGTTGCAGGCGACGACGTAGAGAAACTGGGAGTGTCGTGTCCAATTTTCAAAGAAGATCTTGAAGATGTACTTAACTATTTCAAGCCAATTTATAAAATCTTGGATGAAAAATATGTAGAGCCTGTAAAACCTTCCAGAGGTTTAGGAGCGCAGGCGTCAGAACTCGACTTAATTATAGAAGGGCAGACATCTTCATTCTTATTCAATGGGAAAACGCGGGAGTATAAAGTAAGCGTGCCCAGCAAGACTAAAATATCTAAAAGTGTAGTTTTTGATCTGATGGAAGAGGACATTGGTCCGCATACCATGGAACCAGCCAAATTAAATAAAGGCTTGGTAGACGGTAAAGAGATGTCGCCTATGCTTTTGAGCTTACAGAAACAGATTGTATGTACAACTCGCATTGAAACTGAGTTGTTTAAAGATATTGAAGAGCATGCAATAAATACTGTTATGTCCTGGTATTCACCGTGGCTTATCATGGAGAAACGCATATTATCTAATTTTGAAGCAATAAATGGTATTGAAGGCTTAAGACCAATCGACATAAAGACGTCGTCTGGCTTTCCCTTTTGCAAAATAAAAGGTTCCGGAAGTAAAAGATTGTGGGTTGTGGAGCTGAAACAAGAAAATGGTAGAAGTGTCTATGAGCCTACTGAAGAGTTGGTTAATATGATAGAGTATAGGGAAGATAGTGCTAAGAAAGGCCAAATAGTTCCTACATATTTTGTTGACACGTTAAAAGACGAAACCCGTCTTATTGAGAAAGTGAAGGCTTATAAAACTCGATTGTTCCAGGTTGGTCCTTTCGATTTAACCATTTTAATTCGCAAATATTTC